ATTACAGTAAAAATTCTGATGTTTATTATAGAGATATAAAAATAAGATACTCTAGAAATAGAGCTTATGCAGAGGGTAGTCAAGATATAGGAAAGTATAAAGATTTATTAGATGTTCAAGGTGATACTGCTTATTTAAATATAGATTTTACACCAGTTTCAATAATACCAAAGTTTGTAGATGTTATTGTTAATGGAATGGTAAATCAAGAATATGATATAAAGGCAACTTCTATAGATCCAATAGCTGCAGAGGAAAGATTAAATAAAAGAAAATCTATGTTTGCAGATATGATAAACAAAAAGTTTTTTGAAAACATGGAAGACATATCTGGATTAGAGTTAACTAAAAAAGATTTTGTTGCTGAAACTGCAGAAGAAATAGATATGTTTATGTCTTTAAATTATAAGCAAAATGTTGAACTAGCTTTAGAAAAAGCAATAGGTTATACGTTAGATATAAATGACTATGATTTAATTAAAAGATATATGATTAGAGACTTAGTTGTTTTAGGGATATGTGCTAGTAAAATAGAGTTAAATCCAGTAAGTGGATTAAAGATAAGACACGTTGATCCAGCTAACTTAATTACATCTTATTCATCAAAACCAGATTATAAAAATATAAGACACGCAGGTGAAATATATTCTATGACAATAGCAGATTTAAAACAAATGGCAGGAGATGAATTTAGTGAAGAGGACTATCAGAAAATAGCAAAAGAATACGCAGGTAAAAATAATAATCCTATGACTTATGGTGATAGAGCTTATTATGATAATGGAAATGAAACTTATGATTATGATAAATTTAGTGTTAATGTTTTAGATGCAGAGTTTATTACAAGTTATAGTTTAAATTATGAGAAGAAAGAAAATAATTTTGGAGGATTTTCTGTAAATAAAAAACCATCAAACTACAAACCTCCAAAAGTATCTAAAAATAAAAGAGAAAATATTGGGTCAACTGTAAAGGTAATATATAAGGGTAAGTATATAGTGAATACAGATTATATATTTAATTACTCTATGATGCAAGATATGCCAAGACCAAAATCTAATTTAGCTGAAACTAAATTATCATATGTGGTTTACCAGCCAAATTTATACAAAATGAAAAATAAATCTTTGGTTGACAGGATGATTCCTTTTGCAGATCAAATACAACTGGCTCATTTAAAAATACAACATACACTTGCTAAAGCCAGACCAAAAGGTGCTGCTTTTGAAGTAGGTTCTTTAGAAAATGTATCTAAAGGGGATGGTGGTACATTTACACCTATGGAGCTTCAAGAAATATATGATCAAACTGGTAATATATATTATAGACGTATTGATGATGAGGGTAATATGACAGGAGCTGTACCTATTGCAGAATTAGAAAATGGTATAGGTAGAGATTTTATAACTCTTATAAATGTTTACAATCATAATTTGCAAATGATTAGAGATGTGACTGGTGTTAATGAAGCAAGAGATGCAACTCAACCATCTAATGAAGCTTTAGTGGGGGTTCAAAAGTTAGCTCTACTTGCATCTAATAATGCAACAAGAGATATTAATGATGCTTACTTAAATGTAACAAAAAGAATATCTGAGTGTATATCTATGAGAATGCAAGACTTAGTTAATTTTGTAGGATTACATTCTATGTATTCTAATGTTATAGGAGATGGCTCTATGAATAGCATAGATATGATGAAAAAAATATCCCTGCATGAGTTTGGAATAATATTAGATGTATCCCCTAGTCAAGAGGAAAGACAATTAATGGAGCAAAACATACAAATTTCTTTATCACAAAAAGAATTAAGGTTAGAAGATGCTATTATAATTAGGTCTATTAAAAATGTAAAAATGTCTAATCAAATGTTAATCTTAAGAAGAAAAAAATATCAAGAAGAACAAAGATTTTTATCTCAACAAGCTTCTGAACAAAATGCTATGCTTCAGCAGCAATCTGCTCAACAATCAGCACAATTAAAACAACAAGAATTAGAAACACAATTAGCTTTAGAAAGAGATAAAGCAAGAGCTAAACTAGAATCAGAGATACAATTAAGACAATTAGATTTTGAACTAAAAGAAAGATTTGAACAGGCTCAACATCAAAGAAGATTAAGAGAAATAGAGCTTTCTAATTTAGGAAAAGAAGGAGCTGCATCTATATCAGGACAAGCAAGAAAAGAAGTTCAAAATCAATCTGCAAGAAATCAATCAAAACTTATAGAACAAAGAAAAGGAAATAGAGGGCCTTTAGAAGAAAATGAATAAAAATATTTGATTATAAGTTTAAATAAAGTAACTTTGCAAAAAAAGTAAATTAAATTAACATGGATATAAGAGAACAATTAGTAAAAAATATAGGTGGAGAGGTTGTTAATAACAATCCTCAAGAGCCAAACGTAGTAGATTTAACTGGTAATGAAAACCAACCAGAGGAATCTAAAACTACAACACAAGAGGAATCAAATGTTGTAGACTTAACAAAAGAAAGTTCTTTAAATAATGAAGAAACAAGTGTTGAAGAGGCACCAAAAAATGATCAGACTGATGATATTAGTGATGATGAAGTTGTCTTACAATACCTAAGCGAAAAGCTAGGTAGAGATATAAATTCATTTGATGACTTGAATAATAATAATCAACCTGTAGAAAGTAATGATTTTGCTAGCGATCAGCTAAAAGTAATTAATGATTACATAAAAAATACAGGAAGAACAGTTCAAGATTATATTAATACGCAGACTGTTGATTTATCAAATGTTTCTGATGAGGCTGTTTTAAGGGAGTATATTAGATTAGATAATCCTAAGTTAACTGACGCAGAGTTAAATGATTACTTAACTGAAACATATAGAACAGACAAAGAGAAACATAGTGCGAGAGAAATGAACGCTGGTAAAGTTCAACTTACTAAAGATGCAAAAGCTGCTAGAGATTATTTTAATCAAATAAAACAAGAGTATGCTATGCCTTCTGAAAGTAAACAACAAGTTCTTAGCGATGAAGATAGACAAGCATGGATTGGTGA